CAAGAGGACATTGAGGAAGTTACCAATTACTTCAAGGAATATGGTATGCCGAAAAGTTCTGCGGATTTACGTAATTTATTAGATATATTACCTCAGGAAGAACTTGCAAGACAAGTTCAACTTGGTATTGAATCAAACAGCGAGCAATAATTAACTTATAACCATTATGAGTGAAGAAAACATAGAGCCTGTTGACGCTCCTGAGTCAACAACAGAAGAGACCACTTCTCAAACACAGCAACCAGAGTTCGATAAAGACAAGTTCTTTAGGGGCGCTTACAATGAAGGTAAGGGCAAAGTCGAACGTGATATGATTAACAAATTTTCTGAAATCTTAGGTAATGATGTCAATACTCTCGATGATGCGTTCTCTTTATTGTCAAATAAAATGCAACCTGTGCAAGAGGATAAGGGCGAGGCAGACCAGTTGCGAGAATTGTTGCAACAGTACCAACAAGAAGCAGAAGCCGCAAAAGAGCAACTAGCGATAACCCAAATGGAGAGCCGTATAGGTTCCGAATTTAAGTCAGCGTTTAGTTCCTTGCAGCAAGACAGTGAGTTGACGCTCAAAACAGATTACATAGAACAACTGTTCTACAACGAATACGAGATTGAGGAGAGCAATGGTCAGTTTTATGCCACACGAAATGGCGTACCTGACTTAGACGTTCAAGGCAATAGAAAATCAGTAGGAAACTCACTCGTAGAGTTTGCTAAACAATTTGCAAAGCCCAAGAAATCGGGCGTAGGTGGAGCGACTGGTGGAACTCCGTCTAGTGAAAGGCCTAGTAGAGCAGAGTTTCAACAACTTGTGCGCTCGTCTAGCCCAGAGGACCGATCAAAGGCAGAAAAGCTTTATGCAACCATGAAGCAAGCTGGCGGTTGGGCTGAACAAGCATAGAAACCACCTTATTATGGTTAGGCAAAACCTTAATTGTCATGTTCTGGTCATAGCGACCCAAAAGCTAAATATAATCAAACATTTAATTTAACTTTTATAGAGACATGGCAATTAATAGTAATTTTTCCATTTACGAACCAGAGGCGTTTGTTGAGGTTGCATTAGCTAACCAATATCCAAACCGACCAATGGTATCAAAAGCCGTTACTAACGTAGCTGGCGCATCCATTGAAGGTCTAGTTGCAGCACGTAACAAGACTGTAAGTATAACTCGTGCAGTAAAGCCTACTGGCGCTCCTAGTGCATACTCAGGAAGCTATAGCTTAGGAACCCCTAATGCTAGTGAAGAGCAGTTAGTAATCAACAAGCACTACTATGCTGGATTCAGCATCGACAAAGCTGACCAAAAGTTTGCACTTCCTGACTTAGTACAACAGCATTTCGTACCAAGACTACACCAACTTATTGACCAAATCAATAGTGACGTGAAAGTTGAGGCTCGTAAGGCTTTTGAAGTAGCCTTCGCTGACAACAATACTGACTCTACTGTAATGGATGCTGATGACCTTGCAGAAGCTAGAAAAATCATGGCTTCTCGTAAGTTCACTACTGATAACCTAATGATGGTTATTGACCCATTTGTAGAGAAAGACCTTACTACTTTGAACATCTTCCAACAAGCTGACCAACGTGGTTCTGCTGACATTCAGTTAGGCGGATCTATGGCTCGTGCGTATGGTTTTGACTTCTTCGTAGACAACGAAGGTTCTAGCCACACACCAGCTACAGTAACTGACGCTGTTCTTGCAGCCACAGAGGCTATTGGTCAAACTGCATTAACTATCGACAACGGTAGTGGTGGTGCAGCAACTGTATCTTTAGCTGAGGGTGACATCGTTACTTTTGGTTCTGCTAAAGGCACTGATGACTTCTACACTGTAGAAAGCCAAACTGGTACTGTATTAACCATTAAAGAGCCATTACGAAAAGCGCTCGCCAACAACGCTACTATCAACCCAGTTGATATTGCTTCAGGTGACACTGGTCGTGAGCAGTTCTTCTATGACCCATCTGCACTTGCCCTAGTTACTGCGGTTATGCCTTCAGTAGATAGCGGTTCAGGTTCTGGTGTTCGTAGAGCTGCTGGTTTTGAGCCAATGAACAACGTAAACTACACTTTGACTATAGAAGAAACCAAGTCAGGTGCTGACGTACTTATTGAAGTTCTTTACGGAGCGAAAGTATTCAGACCAGACCTAGGTGGACGTTATATTCGAGGTAACGTAGCTAAGGCCTAATTTTAAAGGAGAGTCGCATTGTGCGGCTCTCTTTTTATTATGATTAGCCTAGAAGACATAATGGACTCAAAAGCAATGATCGGTATGTTCGGTTTAGTTTCGAGCATCACCCTGCAACAAGTATCTACAGTAATCTCTATACTTGTAGGTTTAGTAACTCTTGGTTACATGACTATGAAATGGTATTATGAATGGAAAAGAATCAAAGGTGAAAAATAATGGCGTTTAGCAGTCTTACCCTTACTAGAAATAACATTGACGCACTAGAGGAACTTACCTTCAAGGGTATAAACGTGACTGCTGGCACTACAGCGTTGAACCTATCAGAAAAGGACAATCTAATACTAGCTAAGGCAATTAAACTCCTTAAAACGGATATTCTTGATAATTTGCGTGAATACATAAATGACTCTACCTATGCTACAGAGACTGCGTTGTTAGATGCTATTCATGCTGCAGATTCTGAAGAACTTCTTATTGATTTGTTGAGTTTTAAATTTCTTGAGTTATGGTTTGCCCAAGACGCTACACATAGAGACAGCTACTCTTATGAAAAAGCTAGAAAGTATTACGCCATGTACAACCAATATCTTACAGCCAATCTTAGAAGGCTTAGTGGTTTATTGTCTAAACCTAAGACAACCCCTAGAGTAAGATTCATGAGTTTATACTAATGAAACTATCTTCCATTATATTAAAGGATGTTAGGTCTCAATTAAACTCTAATAAGTTCAAGGAGTCAATGAATGAGGTAGGTAGAGAATATGAGTTCTCTATTAATCGAATGAATCAGCAAGCCTTAGAGCCTGATGGCAACAGAAGGTTTGGTTTAGTTGATAGTTATGCTGACTATAAAGAAAACATAGGGCGAAAACCTATACCCGATTTTTTATATACTGGTACTGCTGAAGAAGATTTTATGTACCAAACTAAAAAAAGAGGTGTTAGTTTTGGGTATAATAGCGCACGTGTAGGTGGCTACATGAGGGACCATGAAGAGGGTAATCGTGTACCACAAAGAAGGCAGTTTCCTATCGAGGAGGATTCAGGATCAACTGAACAGCAGGGTAATATAGATGACGTAAAAGATATTATTCTTGAGTTATTAAGTGAGCCAAGGACTATAAAGGCTGATTTATTTATAAATATAGGCAACACATCTAAAGGGTCTTTAACTGTAGGATAATGGATAGAAACGCAATACTTAGTGGGTACATAACAAGCTTTAGTAGTTACTCATCATCAGATAGTAGACCTACCGCAGAAAAGGTATTGAAATTTAGTGGTAGTAATCTAGATATTAGGAGGCGTGGAGATATTATAACTGAAGTTGTTGTGTTTAAGTTATTAGGTGGGTCAACAGATGTTTTAGTGCAAGCTGACAAGCCTTTAGAACTAACACAAAACTTTGAAGCTATAGTTTATATAGAACAGGCGAACACACATAGTGGAAAAGATACTTCTTATGATAGAATGCTAGAACTTACAGACCAACTTATTGACTGGGCAGATACGACAGTGGCAACAACTATAACATCTGATGTGTACACGATACAATTGACTGGTGTGGACTCAATAGACGAAGATAATGGGTTTCTGTCAACAAATGTGAATTTTCAAAGTATAATTAAAATATCCTAAAACAAACATAAAAAAATGGCAAAACTAATATTTAACAAGGCAGAAGTATTAAACTCTTCTGGTGCTACTCAATTTACGGTAAGCAATATAACAGTCGAGGGCGCTGAGCCAACCTTAGAGCCAGATACTGTTAATGTTCAAAACAACAGAGAAATCTTCGAGTCATTTACTGGAAGAATAGTTGTTAGGTCAACAAACACTAACCAAGATGGTGGAAGCACTGATATACTAGCTAGTGCATTTGTATCAAAGAATGGCACGACTCCAACTGAGGGTAAGCTACGATTAGTTGGTACAACTGGAACTCATAGTTTAACTACCGCTACTACTTATATCATGGGTCACAGGTCTTTTGAGAACGGAAGACTAGAAACCGTACTAATAGCACAAGCATCTGACGTAGATAGTGAAGCAGCTATCGTTGTATCAACCCCATAATATATTTTATCATGCCAGCACAATTAAACAAGTTAGCACTTGTCAATACTTCTGCACTTAGTGAAACTAAAACGTTTTCTGTGGTTCAGGAAGGTGCTGCTGAGGCATCAAGGCAAGTAATATCTATTGAGGCAAATACGGCTATCATAGAAAACAACAGAGAGATTATAACAAGCAAAGTATTCAATATAACTCTGACTGGTTTATATGATAGTTCTACAGCCACTCAATTAAAGACATGGGTCGACAATCAGACTAATCTTGTGTTTACAGGATTTAGCGTGGATGGATTAATACTTCAGGCTGAAGGAACCTTGACAAAGGCAGAGGGATTTGAGGATAACCTTTCTTTCAGGTTCAACAGCCCTAGGGAATCTATTGGGGGATACAATAGCACAACTGGGGAACACTCAGCCTCTATGTCCTATACTAAGAATGGGTTTTCATTGTACAAGTGGTTAGGTGTAGGATCACCATCAAGGGCAGCTAACTGGACTGTCGCAGGAACTACCTTGACGAGTACATCTACTTTCAATTCAAGTAATGAAAAACAAAGGTTGAAAAATGAAGCGGCTACATCAGCTACAGCAACCTTTACTCACAAGGTATACTTCCCATTTGAAGGTAAGCAACTAACTGCCTTTGTAGAGGTAACGGATACTACAGATGTTGATCCAATTCCAACAATGACATTGACCGCAAAAAATTCTAGTGGTTCAACAGTTGGGGTTGCTTCATCAGTGAATCTTACTAGCACTGGTGTTAAGTTAGCGACACTGACTCTTCCAGCTGCCACCCATCATGTTGAGGTAGCCTTTAATATAAAAGGAGAGTCAGATATAAAAATCAAAAAACCATCGTTACAGATAACATCTGGAACAGCAACAACATCAGATTATAACTTTCAAGAATTTAACACATAAACCCTAAAATAAAGCGAGCAATTTATGGGACGTATAACAAAAGTTCAGGGCGAATTTATGGGGGTTGCGTTTGAAGTCAAACCGACCCCTATTCGTTTTGATAAGATAGTAGAAGAAAGAAGACAAATGCTTCTTAATTGGTACAAGGCAAAACATCCTAAGACCTATAAGAAGTTAATTAATGACGATACAACCATTGACGATTATAGCGTGGAAGACCTTCAGGCTATAAATGATTGGAAGTTGGATGAAGAGTTTCGTGCTGAGTACTGTAAGTTTACCGCAGAACACTCCATGAAACTAGAGGCTCCTATAGATAGTAAGGTATGGAAATCTGACGAACTAGAGTTGGGGACGCTTGAGGAAGCGTGGGATTTTTTTACGAACAGGCGTCAAGTACCTATAGATGGAGTCGGAGTAGCTTAGAGTCATTAGACCTGCTCGCACCTAATGACCTAGTGATTGAAGTTGGCGGAGCGTACGTTTATTACTGTTACGTTCTTGCCGACTTTGATCCACTGCGAGCAAAGGAACTTGAAGCCAATTGTTCAATAGAGGATATAACACAAGCTATGATGGCTCGTGAGGCCTACCATAGACCTAAAGAAAAATAAATATGCCCGATTTAATTTATAATATTAAGTTTAAAATTGCCTCTAAAATTGATGATTTAGGGGGGGCAGGCGCAGCTAAATCCTTAACCGAATTAAATGATGCAGTAAACGAAACCAACAGGTCTACTGGTAAGCTTGGTGAAGAGGTCAAGGGTGTAGTAGAGAAGAATGCACAATTTATAGCCTCCAATAGTAAGGTAAAAGCATCTATAGACAATAAAAGAAAAGCTACTCAGGGTGAGTTAAGGACTATAGCTAAGACAAACCTAGAGGCTCGTGCTAGGATAAAGCAGATACGAGAGGAAAGGATTGATTTAGATAGGTTTATTCAAAGTAATAAGCTAAACACTGCCGAACGTACTAAGCTACTTAATATATCAACAAGGCTTGAGAATCAAGAAAAGGGGTTGATAGTTGAACTTCAAAGAGGTAGGGCTGCCCTTCAAGGTCAAGAAGCTGAAACTGAGCAACTGGCAACGGCCACTGAAAGATTAGCGTCAGCCAAGAAAAAATTAGGTAAGGGTGTAAACTCAAACAATAAGGCCTTCTCTACGGCCAACCAAACTCTATTCTCTTTCAGTGATGGTGTTCAGGATGCGGCTCAGTTTATACAGGGTGGTGAAGTAAACTTTGCCCAAGGTATGCGAGCCGTTGGTAACAACATTGGGTTTACTGCTGAGTTGATGGGTAACTTAACCACTAAGACTGGTGGGATGAAGGGAGCCTTTGCGGCTCTAGGTAAATCCATGCTTGGGCCTGGCGGTATTCTTATAGCTATAAATTTACTAGTTACAGCAGCCACTGTAATTCCTCAGTTGTTAGGTAAAAACAAAGAATCAGCAGAAGACTTAGAGAAGGCACTTGAAGAATTAAATAAGGATGCTAGAAGAACTGCTGAAATAATTGCCCAAACTGGCGCATTTGATTTAGGTATAGAGGGTCTTAAAAGTCAAAAAGAATTGTTACTCGACATTCTTGAAGGTAAACAGGAGGCAAATAAATTAGATGAAGCTTCTTTGCCTATTCTACTAGAGGAAGCCAAACTAAGAAAGAAAAGCTTGCAAGACTCTCATAAATTTAGGGTTTTTTTCGAAGGACAAATCGCTACTCAAGAACAGGTCAAGCAAGCCAAGCAAGACATTTTAGATATTGAGCAGGAAATTGAAAAAAATGCAGCTGAGATTAAAAAAACAGATGAGGAAATACTTAAAGTTAACGAAGACATAACCGATGAGATTAATGCGCAACGTTTAGCTGGTTTAAAGCTTCAAAAGGAGGGTTTTATAGACGCTTTGAGGGCTAGTCTAAATGTAGAACCTGAAATTGTTCTAGCTGATAATATGGACGAACTTGATGCTATGATAGCAAATTTTGCTGCTGAAACTAGGGATGGTGTAAGTATAAGTGCGGAACAGTTAGCTAGAGAAAGCGTTAAAATGGAGATACCTGTTGATTTAGAGTTAGGAGATGGATTTAAGGATGCCCCTATATTTATAGAGAATATGTTTAGCACTGTAGATGGTATGGTGACTGAGATGGATCAAATGTTCACTACTGTAGGTGATCCTTTCAAGGAAATAAATAATATTATAAGTGATTCACTTGATTTAAATTTAGGTCCTTTAGCAGGCACTATAGCTTTTGCTCAAGAAGCCATTAAAGAATTGACTGCAAAATTTAATAATGACGTTACAGATGCAGAGGCCGCAGCATATGCTAGTAGGATTGAACTTTTAGAAGCGTTTATAGCTAAAAGAAAAGAATTGTTAGAGGATGACGATTCTGATGATGATGATGATAGTCGTAAAGAAGATTTTATTGATGCATTAGACATGGCAGGAAAGTTTACCAAAGGTATAACTTCTTTAAGAAAGACAGAACTCAAAAGTGAGTTACAGGTAGCAAAGGCTAGGGGCGCATCTGCTGAACAGTTAGAGGCTATTAGAAAGAAACAGTTTTTAGTAGAGAAAAGATCCGCTATTGCAGAAACACTTATAAATACCGCAAAGGCCATAACTGCAAGCCTAGGAGAGCCAGGGAAGATAGCATTTGCCGCAACATTAGGTGCTATACAATTAGCTAAGATAAAAGCCACCAAGTTTGGTGGTGGGGGTGGTGGAGCAGGTGGTGGTGGTGGCGCCGCTAGTGGGGCAGGAGACGCAGGACAAGAGGCGCCTCAGTTCACCCAAAGCGTTAGTTTCCTACCTAGTTCACCCATAACGAATCAGGCTGCCCCCACAGTAGATGTAAACATAGACAGGGCTGGGTTAGCGGTTGCGGTCAACAGGGGTCAACAGGATTTATTAAATAATTCAACCTCGATATAATGGGTACATTTGTAGCTTCAACAGGTAATGTGACTAGAAGGTTTGGCACATTTTCTGCCGAAGTGCAGATAGTAGGTAGCGGTGTATCTACGGCTACCACTACAATGCTCATGGCTAATATGCCAAAAATATCTCAAGACTTTGATGTCCAAGAGAGTTCAGATGATATATCTAAGTTCAGAGTAAACCTATCAAAAATATCCATATCTATATTCGATAAGTTGGGTGATGGTAATCTTCTTTTTACCACCATAAATCAAATGGGTAATAATGATACTATTCAAATCAAGACAACAGTCCCAACAGGTAGTGACTTCTTTATAGGCACTAAGGCAGGTTGCAAGTATGATAGGGTATCAAGAAAGGTAACTATAGAGGCACAAGCAGCCCTTAGATATGATGTCCAAGTAACAAATTATGGCACAGGTAGTGGTGAAACTTTAAATGGATTAGTAACAGTAGCTGGAACAAATAATGATGCGGACTTAATAACATCAGCAGATGCGCTGAAGGCGTTTTTATTATCTCAGGGTTCATCACCCACCACAAAGATTCTTGGTCATAAGTTTACTGAAACAATAACTGATATTACGAGGTCAGCACCTGACGGCACTCCAACTAAAGTCATAGGGTTTGGCTTATCTGAGATAAACACTTATGCGAAGGCACAAACAAATATATTGAAGTTCTCTATCATAGAGGGCGCATTTGTAGGGTCAATGATGGGGTTTGCGTTTTACGTCAGAAGAAACTTTAATGTACAGGATGATGCAGAAGATAATTTTTCAACGTTATCAGCATCTAATCTTCAGGACTTTGGGACTTCCTTTAATAAGCGAAACGTTAAAAACTTCAATACAACATTTGCTATAAGGGACGATGCGGTTAGTAGTGGTGTTCCATTCAGTAAGGCAACAACAGAAATTGTTAGCCCAGTAGGATCTCAGGACGTAGTCCTAAATGTTCAAGTAGATAGTATGAACACATTGGTTTTTGATACTACTGAGTCTCCTCAAAAGTGGGAATTGCTTGCAGCAGGTGGGGCTAGTGGGTCAGCCCTTACCACAGCTATTGTTACTGATATATCGGATCAAGCTAGGGACTCTTACAAAAAGTCATTGGGTATAGCTACTGACGCTGAAGTCAACAGAACCCCATTCTTAATAAACCTTAAAATATTTGGTATTGGAACACTCAAGCCATATCAGTTTATTAAGTTTGGTAATGACATACACGCTAGTGTGAATGGGCTTAAGGCTAGACCATCCATGTTAGAGTATGACCTAGAGAATGATGTAATAAACTGTGAGGCGTATTTAATATAATGAGTACATTAACTAAAGTGTCATTTATTACAATAGCAGGTGGTGAGCAGGTTGTAACTGTTAGTTCTTTTAGCGTAGAGACTGAATTGTTGTTTTTTAACAAGTCATTTGATGAGGCTATTGATGGTAGTTTACGACAAAATGTGCGAGGCACAAGAAAGAAGTTTTCACTGTTTTATAACAAGTGCATGGAGCCTAGTACGCTAAGAAGTATATTGAATAACATTGTTACTGACCTAAACGTAGAGGGTAATAATCTAGGCTCGTTTAGGATGTTTCAAGGCGATGCGCTTATAATAGATAATAGTACAGAGGTGTTTAACACAAGTACAGCTGTATTTGACCAAGGTGTTACAGAACACACAGTAACCCTTGATTCGGCTACTATCCATAGGATACAGTATGCGAATCAGATTGGAACGTATGTGCCAAAGATAAATATGATAGAAACCACGATAACGTAATGGCTTTAGCAGTACAAATATCAGATTTTTTTATAGTTAAAGATGCCTATAGTTCGGATACAGACTTTGCTTACCATATAAAAACAACTAATTTTGACCTTTCATTAGGTTTGGTGAGTTTTGGTGGAATAAATGATGAGGCTATAGATGGCTCTTTGCGTACAAACATCAGGGGTTATAGGGCTACTTTAGACCTTCCTCACGAAAAATTACTCACTAGCACCTTTAAAAGAACAACACGAGGAACGACAGGAAACCTTAGTACATTTTCAAATAATTTTACAAATAAAGTAAGTGACTTTTCAGACTCTAGCATTTCACA